CATTGATGTAATGAACAACGAGAAGATTTCGGGAAGGGAAACCGCCACGGGTAAGGCTATTGACAGGGAGGAATTGTATTCCTTCCTGCTCCGCTTTGCCAACACCATTTTTGCCGACTATGAGTTCGCTATGGACACGATTGGAAGGATGCGTTATGGGGGTGCGTGGAAGATGCCTGCGGTTCGCTATCCGCAGAACTTTGAGATGCGTACCGATGCGGAGTTGACCGCAGAGATTAAGTTGGCCCCGACTTTCTCCAAGGCGATGTTGGCACAGCAGTATCTTGACACTCGCTTTCCAATTCAGGAGGAGAAGAGTGCGATAATGAAGTTGAGTGTGCAGGTTGACCCGTTCTTTAATCTTGAAACGAGGGATGTCTTGGCATTGGTTGCTTCGGGCATTGCCCCGAAGTGGAAGGCGATAATGCACTTTGAGTTGGAGCCCTTGATTAAGGAGGCGTTGTCGGAGAACGAGCAGTTCTTGACGCTGACCTTGGCCGAGCAGAAGGCGGTATTGATAGAAATGGCCAAGAAGTTGGTGCCCGAAGACGATGGCTCTTCGAGGATGACCCCCCAAAGCGTTATGAACGCAAGGACGACCATTCTTGCGAAGAATGAGGAAGAAGTCGGGGAGGAGGGGGAAGAATCTTAATATGACTTTAGAACAAATTCAGTCCAAGAAGCAAAAGAACTTGGATACGATTGGCGAGGAGTTTGGTAAGAAGGTCGAGGAATCGCAAGACGAAATTTTCCCTCTTATCATTGCCCTGCTTGCCTTGTTTGATTACGACAAGGATGGCAATATCTCGTTTGACACGGCCAATTACGCCCGTGTGGATGCGTTTATGAGGGGAATTGATGACATTGTTGCAGGGAGCAAGTATTTTGATGCCTTGGTCTTTTTAACGGACAAGGTGGACGCCCAGGCCGAACTAACGAGAGAGATGTACCGCAAGATGGGCCTTGACCCCGATGCGATTTCGGGCATTGACTATGAGGCTCAAATGACCTCTATGCTTGAAGACCTAACGAACTTCAATTCGGGTTTTTCGAGTTCATTAAGAAACCTTATTCTTGCGTCCATTGCCTCTGGCTCTGCCCGCACCGCTTTGGAGGAGGGCATTGCCCAAATCGTGAAAGGGGGTGGCGGAAAAAAGGGGTTGCTCTTTGACACGGCCACGCTCACGGCTGACACGATGTTTGCGGTAATTGACCGATCCTTCACCTTTGCGATGGGCGAGTCCTTGGGCATTAAGAAATACTTGTACGCAGGAGGCTTAATAAACGATTCTCGGCCATTTTGCGTGGCAAGAGATGGTAGGGTATTCACGAGGGAAGAAGTACGCTCCTGGGGCAGATTAGGCGATTGGAGAGGCAAGATTGTGGGGACAAATGAATCCACGATTTTTATTTACTTGGGGGGCTATCGTTGCAGACATTGGCTTGTGCCTCAAACTTGATACTACCATTATTGTTTATATTTGCAACATAAAACCAAAAACCTATGAATGAAAGAATAACGGGCAGGGTAGTACCTGTTTTGAGGGCTGATGGCGAGCAGATTCGTGTAACGATTGAGGTGGCGAGGAATACCGATTTCTTAAAGAAGTACGGTATGAGAATCCTTGATGAGAGTGCGATGACAAGAGTTCCCGATGCGCCTTTCGATGCGATTGAGGAGCTTCCCAAGCGCAGACCGATGTTGAGACCTGTTGAGGATGAGCCTGTCGTTGCGGTCTCTGACCAACAGCTTATGGATTCAACTCCCGAAGTTCCTCTAATTGAAGAGGGGCAAGATGAAGTTCCAACCGAAGAAACCACAACCACTAAAACCCGTAGAAAATGAGTATAGATTCAAAAGAGATGGCCAAATGGTTGTTTGACCAAGAGAGAGAGTTCGAGAGCCTTGACCAATTCAAGGAGGAGCTTGCGAAGAAGTATGTTGCTCGTGAAGTAGCCGTTGATGACGAGGACATTCGCAACAAGGTAACGGGCAAGACACTCGGAAGCCTTGAAACCAAGTTCAAGCGTGCCTTCAACCTAACCGAGGATGATGTGAAGGGCAAGAAGTTATCGGATTTGTTTGAGGTTGCTCAACAGCGCATTCAAGCTCAAGTGGATGAGCTGAAAGTTCAAGCCCAAAACACGGGAAAGGATGATGAGGCGTACAAGGCACAACTTGCCGAGCTGAAAAGACAGAAGGGCGAGTACGAAACTTTGGCAGGGGAGCTGACGCAAAAGTTAGAGCAGAAGGAGGTGGAGTCGCAGAAGGCTATTGACAATTACATTGTAACCCAAGAGGTTATGAAGATTAAGGCCAATATCCCTTGGAGCGATTCGGTTAATTCTCTTGCGAAGAAAGGATTTGACATAGAATTAAACGAGAAGTATATCTTTGCATTGTCGGATGGGAAGCTGATGGTAACGGATAGGCAGGGCAACCAAATCAAAAATGATAAGGGTACTGCGTATCTTTCGCCCGAAGAATTGGTAAGGAGTGAGGCTGAAAAGGCTCAAATGCTCAAGAAAGCAGGAGATGCCGGTAGGCAAGACACGCCTCCAATTCGCACTTCCACTTCCAACAAAGAGGGCACTCGTGGTGAGCGTTTCCTTCACCCAAGGGCCGTAAAGCATAGAGAAGAATTAAACGCACGATGATGTGTCGGGAGGACAATAAGCTCCATAGTGCCTGGCTTGGCAAGAAATAGCCGACAAATCTTTATTTCATTTTTACAAAATGTCATACGCTTTTTCATCCTTCGTATCGTGTCCTAATATTCAGGAGCGCTTGGATGCCGGTTACTTCAATGCCGACCCAACGATGTTCCCTGGACACATCAATACCCTTCGTGCGGTTACAAGCCCAATGAACGAATCGGGTATTCTGCAAAACCAGATTGACTCCAAGAACGGTCATTACCGCCAAGTGGAGGTCGTGTATCAGCCTCGAATGACTGATGCCACCTCTGTCTCTGCGACTTTGAACTGTGCCGCTGGAGCCGAGTATGGTGAAACCTCACGGGTTTACAACATTGACCCCAATGTAGGCGCATCTCGCAGATGGTCTATTGGTCTTGATGATTTAGCTCCTCGTTGCGAAAACGATGAGACCTATATCGCTCGCCAATTAGCTATGCAGATGCAGGCTATCAAAAGGTTTATGAACCAAGAGGCTGTTACTTTCATTGCCACTAACAATGGTTCGTTTGCTGCCAATCCTGGTAGCACCGTTCCTTCGGGTACTCAATTAGTCACCAAAACCAAAAACACCACCACTGGTGTGTTCTTGGATGACTTCTTGTCCGATGTTGTCTATCAGTATCAGTTGGCCGAGGCTTGGGATCGCCCCATCATCATCGGTGGTGAGCTTGTTCAGAAGTACATGACCGCATTGAAATCTCATTGCTGTGCAACGGTAAACGTTGACCTTCAAGCGATGATGAACTCCGATGCTCAGTCGTATTTCTTCTTCGAGCCTCGCATTGGTACTGCTCAGGGCAATTCAAACGGCTTTGCGTTCCTTGCTCCAGGTGGTGTGCAGATGATTCGTTACAACGCCTTCCGTGGTGCTAACGGCATCCGTGTAATTGATGACCAATCCATTAAGAAGGGTACGATTTCCGACCCCGAGACCGGCTTGGAATTTGATTACTATGCTCAGTTGGATTGTAACCAATGGAAATTCTTCATTGGCCTTTCCTACAAGTTTGTGACGCTGCCTTCTGATGTGTTCTTCTTGAACGATCAGCTCCGTGGCGTGAATTACATCTTTGAAGGTACTGTGAACAACTAATCCTTCGGGTTGTATGCGACAAGAAGGGGGTGCGAAAGCATCCCCTTTTTTGTTTTACCTTTGCCTTATGAGTAATTGTTGGGATAATTTAATTGGTATTCGTGGACTTTGCTCTGCGGGTACACCGCCCATTAGTGGCCTGTATATCAACGACCTAACGGGAATAGGTCTTCGAGACCTTGATTCTGGCGTGGACGAGGAGGACAAGACCGCCTATACGCTTATTGAGCGCAAGATTGACCAAGCGGCCAATATGCTGAAAGCCGAGTCTTTGGCTTACTTGCAGAGCCGTTGGAATTACACGACTTCGGCTTTTAATGGCGATTTGGGGTTCTATGGTGAATCGCTTGAATCCTTACCTGCCGCTGCGGTTTGGAGGGGTATTGGGATGAGGTATCGGCAAGTGGATTACATTTCGGTTACGATTTCTTCTATCAGCTTGTTGCTTCCGAGTTCGGGTGTTGTGCCTGTAAGGGTTGTGGATTTGAGAACGGGAGCGACTTTGGACACCTTCAATATCACTTCGGTAGCCAATGCGGTTACGAGGGTTGTGGTGAACAAGACGTACCAATCCAATGGGCAGATGTTGAATTTAGCGGTGCTTTACAATGCGACTTCGGTAGCTTCGTTTCAAACGGGCTTGTATCCGACCTATGGATGTGGTGGGTGCAGTAGGAACTATCGGTGGACGGAGAATATGTTGGAGAGGGCTATTGAAATACCCACGAGTTCGCCCTTGCTTGACCTAAATATAAGGGGCGGAGGATTCACGGGAGGATTGAGTGTTCAGTATCAGGTTGCTTGCAGTTTTGATTCTCTTTTGTGCGCTCACATTACGCAATTAGGGTATCCTTTGCTTTACAAGGCAGGGATGTTGCTGTTGAAGGAGATGGAGTTTTCTAAGAGGCTGAATGGAGTGATTGTCTTTAATCGGGATATGAACCAAGAGCTTTCGGAGTATTACCAAGCTCAATACGACCAATACATGAAGCGGTACTTCGAGCAAGCGAACTTGCCCGAGGATGGCTGTTTTTCGTGTCGGAAGAGGATTAGACAGGCCTCTCGCATTCCATAGCAATGACCATTCAAGACTATATCCGCAAGTTAGAGGGACAAGTTAGTCGTTTGCCCGAAGCGAGATTGTATGCTTTGAAGGGAGCGGCAGAGGAGGCCCATAACGGCAAGGAAGGTATAGTGAGCAGGATTCACGACAAGCACCTTGCCACCGATATGAGTATAATGGAAAAGAGTTATTCACGATACGAGAAAAAAGATTATAGGCGTGGTGATTTTGTTCCTTACATAGAGTTAAGAAAAAGATATGGGTTGCAGACAAGTGAATGGGACTTGAAGTTTACGGGTACATTGAGGAATGAGTTCAAGATATTGCGTAAGCGAAGCGAGGGTTCTCCCTTTATGTTTGGTGGCCCGAACTTTGTTTCGGAGATTACGACCAAGACCGGCCCCGATGGGGGGGTGAATATTGATAAAGCGATATTTGCCGAAAGATTTACGGGAAAAGACATATTTAGGCTCTCTATTTCGGAGCATAGCATATTTGTTCGTACTTTTGATAAGTTATTTGCTAACAGGCTATTCCGACTGAAATAATGATAGCGACTCAGGTTATTGACGAGATATTCACTCGCTTGAATGCCTACAAGCTCGTAAGGCACACGGGGTTTGCGGAAATGTTGCCCGATAGAGATGCGAAGATTATTCCCGTTATTTATTGCAGCAACGGTGATTACAAGCACGTTGTGAACGATTACGATTGGAACGAGGGTGTTGCTTACATTCGTTATAGTGGTAGGGAGCGTTCGGAGGTAATGGATGAAAAGAATTACATTGGATGCCAAGACCTGCTTCGCATCATATATCCTTTGACTTTGGTGATTATCGGGAAGCGGAAAGCGAAGAGACCTTATGAGGTTGCCTCTTTGGTGCAGAGCAAGATTAGCGGTATGTACGAGGGTTTGGCTTCAAGCGTTGGAGCCTTAACGATTGATGTCACTTCTATTTCTGCAAATTACTCTATTAGGGATAATTTGGAGAATGAATTTGAGGGAGCGAAGGTTGTATGGGATACCGCTTTGTATATGATTTCGTTGGACTTGGAGGTTGAGGTGATTGGCGATGCGTCTTGTTTGAACACCGAAGAGCCTTGCGATTACAATACCCTGGCCGTTGATGATGACTTTGATTTCTCTTATGAAAATTACAACATTTTAACCTATTGATATGGCACGCAAAAGAATTAGGGAGTTAGATGCACAGGCTTCAATTACTTCCACGCTCAAATTGGCGGTTGACGATACGTCTTTGACCTCGGCCAAGCGCATTGATATTTCGCAATTAGATGCGAGGTATGGTACGTTTTTTCAGCCTTGTTACTTGGAGTGGTATCAGGTCACGGGAAGCCCTGTAAGCCCCATTGCTTCGCAAGGTGTTTTTGAGGCGTTGAATGTAACCGCTGCCACCGTTGGCGTTAATTCTTCCAATGGATTATCGGTGAACGCCCAAGGAGTTGTTACCTACACGGGTTCTGCGGCAGACTTTCGTGTTGAGGTCAATTCATCTCTCGCTGGTTCAAACAACGATGAGGTGCATATCGCTATTGCGTTGAATGGCAATGTGCAAACCAAGTCGGAGCAATCCAATGTGATGCGTTCGGGCGGCAAGGACTCCAACATCTATTCCCAATGCTTGTTGAACCTTTCTTCGGGCAATACGCTAACGGTTTATGTGAAGAACTCCACCTCAAATGACTCTGTAACTTTGGGCAAAATTAACGTCATTATTGAAAAAATAAGTTGATATGGCTTTAGCTCGTCTTACATCGTTCTCGTTTGGAGATAAGTTACTGACTTTGACTTATGGTAATGCTCAGACCTTTTATGTTTCGTATGCTCACTTGATAGCCTTTGAGCTTGACCCAAATGGCACGGACGTAAAGATTTACATTTACACGCACGGATTTACGGGCGATACGCTCTTTGTGTCCAATGCCGACCTTGTGGCTTTGGGCAGTAGTGCTGCTGCGTTCCTTGCTTCGTTGCAGGGCGTGATGACGAACCAACTCTTTTGGTTTGAGATATGGGCGAACTTTTTGGCCCGTGCTAAAGCGAATGGAGCGTTTGCTCCTGAGTTGGAAAGTTCTTGTGGTCGGGGTTTCCGTTATCGGATGTCTGGCCCTCCGCTTGTGCCGACTGCTGACGAGGACTACGCTGACTTTTGGTACTTCAACCTTCGTTGCGATACTGAC